TGATCTCGTGCGAAACAATCCGAACGCCGCCGGCGCGATCGCGTCGATCGTGAACGAGGCGATCGGATGGGGGATCGTCGCAAAGACGAAAGACAAACGCGCCGCGGAAGTCTGGAAAGCCTGGGCGGAGTCGCCGCTCTGTGATGCCGACGGCCGACACGATTTCTACGGCCTCGAGAAACTGGTACTCCGCACGATCGCGGAGTCCGGCGAGGTTCTCGTACGGCGCCGGTTCCGCCGGCCGGAGGACGGCCTCCCGATCCCGTTGCAGCTTCAGATCCTCGAGCCCGATTACCTCGACACGTCCAAGGATCTGATCACGCTCCCGAATGGCGGGAAGATCGTTCAAGGCGTCGAGTTTTCGCCGATCGGGGAACGCGTCGCGTACTGGCTGTTTCGAGAGCACCCTGGGAGCGTTCAGGGCGCGTACGCCGCGAGCTCGAGGATCCCGGCGGAGGGAGTCCTCCATCTGTTTCGATGCGATCGGCCTGGCCAGGTTCGCGCCGTCTCGTGGTTCGCGCCCTCGCTCCTCCGGTTCAAGGATCTGGACGATTTCGAGGACGCGACGCTCGTAAAGCAGAAGATCGCCGCGTGCCTGGCCGTCATGATCAGCGATCAGGATGGCACCGGCGCGCCGCTCGGCGAGGCGAGCGACGAAAAAACGCCGTCGATCGATTCGCTCCAGCCTGGCATGGTTAGCAACCTCCCGCCAGGCCGAAACGTTACCGTCGTCGATCCGCCGCGCGCGACGGACTACGAACCGTACACGAACCGGAACCTCCGCGCGATCGCGACAGGGATCCGCGTGCTGTACGAGAACATGACGGGCGATCACACGGATCTGAGTTTCTCCGCCGCTCGTATGTCGCGCCTCGCGCATCAACCCGACGTCGACGACACGCGATGGCGGATCCTGATCCCTGGGTTCTGTGATCCCGCGTGGCGTTGGGCCATGGAGGCCGCGGCGATCGCCGGCCTGATCCGCTCGACGTCGGCGCCAGCGGTACGGTGGAGTCCTCCGCCGCTCCCGTTCGTCGATCCGCAAAACGAGGGCCTCGCGATCCTCCGCAACGCGCGATCCGGAATTACGACGATGCCGGAGGAGATCCGCTCGCGCGGCCTCGATCCCGACGAGGTTCTCGACGAGCTCGAGGAGTGGAACCGCGCGATCGACAAGCGTTCGATCATCCTCGACTCCGATCCGCGGAAAATGACACAGGCCGGCCAGGCGCAAACGCAAACGGCGCCGATCGATCCCGCGCGGCCCGCGGCGCCGGCGTCGCCGATTGCGCCCGCCGTCGAGGAGGAGGACACGTAAGGCCGTGGCCGACGGAACCGTGTACTGGCCGGACGATCGAGAGGAGCCTCGCCGCCGCGGCGGAGCTCCGCTCGAGGCCGCGATCTCGCCGAAACGCCTCGCGCAAATATGGGACGTCGACGTACAAACCGTGTACCGCGACGTCCGAAAGGGCGCCCTCCGCGCGTTCCGCCTCCCAGGCGGCGATCTCAGAATTCGTGTAAGTGACGCCAGGCGCTACGGTAGGCCGGCCCGATAGCCTCACGCCGATCTAGCTTTTCGTATTCTTTCGCGGCGCTCGCCTCTTGCGAGCTCGCCGGCGGCCGCGCGACTCTGATCGCCGTCATGTCGAGAACCGCAACGACGACGATCGACGTTCCGCCGCTCTCCATCCTGGCGCGCGCCGCCCTCGAGACGATCAACGAATCGGATCGTTCGGTCGAGCTCGTGTTCTCAACGGGCGCGCCCGTCACGCGTTACGACTGGATGAAAGATACGCGGTACCTCGAGGTTCTCGAGATATCGCCGAAAGCGATCCGGACGGAGCGCCTCAACACGGCGCCGCTCCTCGACGCTCATTCCGCATGGTCGATCACGGATCAGATCGGAACCGTCGTCGCGAACACGTTCCGGATCGAGAACGGCCAGGCGATCGTTCGCGTCCGGTTCTCGCGGCGCGCCGCCGTCGATCCGATCTGGCAGGACGTCAAGGATCGGATCCTCCAGAACGTCAGTGTCGGCTATCGCGTCCACAAATTCGAGGAGGACGCGAGCAACCCGGCGGCGATGCCGGTTCGGACGGCGACGGATTGGGAACCGTTCGAGGTTTCCATGGTACCCATGCCGGCGGATACCGGCGCTCGTGTTCGTGACGGTCGCGACGTTGCGACGAATCAGTGTGTCCTCACTCGAAAGGAAAACGCCGTGCAGAACGAGAACCGCTCCGAAACGCTCGCCGAAGATCCGATCGCGGCCGGCCTGCGAATTCTGCCGGCCAACCCGGCGCCCGCCGGCGGCGCGCCGGCCAACACGGAACCCACGGCCGCCGATCGCGCCGTCGCCGTCGAGCGGGAACGCGTGACGGGGATCATGCGCGCGTGCTCCGTCGGCCGGATGACGCCGGAGTTTCAGGCGCGCCTCATCGGCGACGGGGTTTCCCTCGTCGACGCTCAGGCCCGCGTGTTCGCGGAGCTCGAGGCCCGCGGCGGCCAGCGTGAAGGCCCGCAGCCTGGCGCCGGCGCCGCCGTTCGCGTCGGCGAGGATCCGTTCGTTCACGTTCGCGCCGGCATCGAGGCCGCCCTCCTGCATCGCATCGCGCCGCAGTACTTCAAGACGCTGGACGATCGCGCGCGTCAGTACCGCGGCCTCTCGCTCCTCGATACGGCCCGCGTGTTCCTGAACGCGAAAGGCGTTCGGACGACGGAGCTCGGAAAAATGGAGCTCGCGGCCGTCGCGCTCGGCCTCTCGCAGCGTGGCGGGATGCACACGACGAGCGATTTCCCGTTCCTCCTGGCCGACGTCGCGAACAAAACGCTTCGCGCCGCCTATCAGGAGGCGCCGCAGACGTTCCAGGCGATCGGCCGCCGCGTGACGCTGCCGGACTTCAAGCCCGTGTATCGCGTCCAGATCGGCGACGCGCCGGCGCTCCTCGAGGTTCAGGAGCACGGCGAATTCAAGCGAGGCACGATCGGCGAGGGCCGCGAGACGTACCAGCTTGCGACCTACGGCCGCGTATTCGCGATCACGCGAAAGGCGCTCGTGAACGACGACGCCGACGCGTTCGGCCGCGTGCCGACGCTGTTTGGGCGCGCCGCGCGGAACCTCGAGAGCGATCTCGCCTGGCAGCAGATCACGACGAACCCCGACATGGGAGACGGGTTCCCGCTGTTCTCCGCCGAACACGGCAACCTCGCCGGCGCCGGCGGTGACGTGATCAGCGTGGACAGCCTGGGCGCCGCGCGCGGATCGATGCGGCGACAGACGAGCCTCGACGGGCAACTGATCAACATCGGGCCCACGTTCCTGATCGTGCCGACGTTCCTCGAGACGAAAGCGGAGGCGATCGTGACGCCGATCGTTCCGAATTCGGTTCTCACGGTCAACCCGTTCACCGGGAAACTGACGGTGATCGCGGAACCGCGACTCGACGCCGAACCGCTCGCCTGGTACCTCGCCGCGTCGCCGAATCAGATCGACATTCTCGAGTACGGGTTCCTCGAGGGCGAGGACGGCCCGACGGTCGAGACGCGCGTCGGATTCGACGTCGACGGGATCGAGGTCAAGTGTCGCGAGGATTTCGCCGCGAAGGCGATCGACTGGCGCGGCCTGTTCAAGAACCCCGGCGATCAGGAGAGCTAGACGGCGCGCGCCGCGGGCCCGCTCGAGGCGCTCGCGGCGCCGCCCAGGTTTCCCGGAGGCGAGCGTTCGTTCACACGTAGAGGAGAACACGCGTCATGAAGAATTTCGTTCAACCCGGCGAGTCGATGACGTACACGGCGCCCATGGGCGGCGTGACGTCCGGCGTCGGAGTGCAGATCGGTCAGATCCTCGTGATCGCCGCGATCACGGCGGCCGCCGGCGATCCGTTCACCGGGATCACTTGCGGTGTGATCTCGCACGCGAAGGCGGGATCCCAGGCGTGGGCGGAAGGCGCGATCGTGTACTGGGACGAGGGGAACAAGCGTTTTACCACCGTCGCCGCGGGTCACTTGCAGGCGGGAACGGCGGCCGCGGCCGTCGGCGCCGGCGCCGGCGCGACGACGGGCGTCGTTCGCCTCGACGGGATCGGGCGCGCCCAGGAAGATACCTAGTCGCCGGCCTGGCCGGAGTCGACGATGGCGCGAAACTTCATTCAACCCGGATCGGTTCTGGATCTTCCGGCGCCGTACGATTGCGTCGCCGGTCAGGGCGCCCTGATCGGCGATTACACGTTCGGCGTTGCGGTTCGCGACGTCGCGATCACGAAGATCGGAGCGTTCCAGATCGACGGGGTTTGGGAGCTCCCGAAAAATCCCGCCCAGGATTTCTATCTCCCTGGGATGCGGATCTATTGGGACGATCAGGGCGGGAGCGGGAACGGCCGCCTCGATACGGTCAACACGGGCCACGTTCTGATCGGATCGCTCGTCGTCGCCGCCGGCCTCGGAACGACGACGGCGATCGTTCGGCTGTCCGGCGCGCCGGATCCTGTCGCCGGAACATGATCGCCGATGGATCTTTCCCCGCTCCGCGCGCTCGTGCGAAATCTCAATTTCGCGGCGTTCTCCGTTCCCGTCACGATCGAGGGAACGCCGGATCTCGAGACGTCGGGGATCTGGCTCACGCCGACGACTGAGGATCAACCGAACGGCCTCGAGCTCCGCCGGCGCGAGCGAACGTACATCCTGGCGATCCCGACGGTCGAGCCTCCCGCACACGGAACCGTCGTCAACGCGCCGGCGTCGCCGGCCTGGGCCGATCTCCTCGATCCTCCGCCGGCGCCAGGCGAGATCCTCCGCTGGCGTGTCGACGGGATGGG